GGAAGGTAGCGCATATGACCGCAAATTTGACGAAAAAGCTGGAGGCAAATCGTGAGAGGTCCTAAGCCTACACCGACGCGGTTGAAGCTGGTACGAGGCAACCCAGGAAAGCGCCCACTTCCCCAGGACGAACCGCAGCCCCGCGTGTGCCTGCCGCCTTGCCCGCGGTGGCTGTCCCTCGAGGCGAAGCGCGAGTGGCGACGCCTGGGGCCGAAGCTACGGGCCGCCGGCATCATGACGGAGCTCGACGGGACGGCGCTGGCGCTGCTGTGCCAGATGTGGGCGCGGTGGCGGGACGCGGAAGAGAAGGTCGACAAGTTCGGCGCCGTAGTCCAGGGAAGCCACGGGCAACTCATGCGTAGCCCCTACACCCGGATATCGGCTCAGGCCGCCGAGCAACTGCTACGTCTCCTTGTCGAGTTCGGCATGACGCCGAGCTCGCGGAGTCGTGTGCATGGGCTGTCGCCCGCGTCGGAAGTAGACCCGGTAGAGGAGTGGCTACATGGCAAGCATTGACGGCGATCTCAGCTATAAATCGGCGCTGGTCGTGAATCTCGCGAAGGCAGCGGCGGACATCGTACAGCACGTACTACAGGCCCAGCCGCCGGAGCAGGCCGCCGTGCTGCTGCCGGCGCTGCTGGCGGGGAAGACGACGGTGATCCTGTCGTGCTGCGTCAGTCCCTTTGAGATCGCGGTACACGCCCAGGCGACGGACCCGGCCAACACCGACCCGCCGCTCCTGCTGTGCGAGATCAAGGGCGGCCAGCTCGCCGGAATGGACTTATCTAATGCATGAGGGAATCTGTCCGCGGGACAATTTGTATAGCCCGATGAACAGATTGTCCCGCGGGGGGATTTGTATAGCTCTCTTAGCAGATTGTCGGCGGCGACTATTTGTAGAGTCGCCTTAACAATAGACAATTACAGGCGCGTCGCCCCGCCTTCTGTAGAATGGCGGATCCCGACGCAAAGCGACCGTCGCGACCCTCCGTTGAGTGGCGCGGCGTTAGCCCGACAGTTTAGGCGCTTGGCCGGCCTCCTTGCCGGGAGGTCGTGTGCTGGGCAAAGAAGACGAGGCGGACCCTCGGCGGGGACCCCGCCTCCGACGCCCGACAACAGCGGTAAGATCGCCGGCGGCAACGTCGGCTAGTTAGAAGGAAAAGGTGTATAGGCAATGTCTACATTGTGGCAACGTTTAACTCAACGAAAGTGCGACCTGGTCAACGAAGGCAAGGCCATCCTTGACCGGGCCGATGCAGCGAAGAGAGATCTAACGTCTTCGGAGACGACCGCCCTCGACGTGATCGACGTGCAGCTGGCCGAGATCCTTCCCCAGTTGGAGCGCGTCGAGCGCCAGCGGGAAGCTGAGCGCACGGCCCCCGGAGCCGTGGCGAGTGTTGACGGCACCGGCCGCATCGCTTGGGGCGGGCCGTCGAAGGCGTTCGGCACCGGCAGGTCATACGTCGAGATGTTCGGGCCACCGTCGGCCTCCGGCTTCGGCAATGGTGAGGACTTCTTCCTGGCCATGAACCTCGGCCTCGCGGACCCCCGCCTCCTGCCGGTGGCAGGCCTGCCGATCATGGCTCACCAGTTCGAAACGAACCCGTCTACGGGCGGCTTCTCCGTTCCCGAAGAGCTAGTCATGCAGATGATGGATGCCTCGTTAGAGACTGAAATCGTCAGGCCAAGGGCTCAAGTCCATGCGATGAAGTCGGCAACGAAGAAGATCGCGGGTTTCGACTCCTCGACATCCGCCGGCGGCTGCCTCTTCGGGATGAGCCCCCAGTGGCTACCCGAGGGAGGAACCATAGCCCACGACACGGCGGCGATGAGGCTCATCGAGCTCAGCGCCAAGAAGCTAGGGCTCTTGCCGACCTGCTCGAATGAGCTGCTTCAAGACGGCATGTCCTTCGAGGCTCAGCTCGGTAACGCCATGACGGCGGCCCTGGGTTGGGGCATGGACTATGCCTTCTTGCGGGGCACCGGAAGCGGGCAGCCTCTAGGGGTTCTGGGCGCCAGTTGTCTGATCACCGTCGCAGCGGAAGGTGGGCAGTTCGCGGACTCGATAGTGATCCAGAACCTCGTGAACATGTTCTCCAGAATGCACCCCGCCTGCGTCGGGAACAGCGTTTGGGTCGCGAGCCCGACGGTTATACCGCAGCTCCTGACGCTGGCCCTCCCGGTCGGCATTGGCGGCGGACCCATCCAGGTCTTGAACTCCAGCGGGACGTTCACCATTCTCACGCGGCCGTGCATCTTCTCAGAGAAGCTACCGGCCATTGGGGATGGCGGAGACATCCTGCTCGCGGACTTCAGCCAATACGCGATCGGCATCCGGAAGGAGATCTCCCTCGACAAGTCGATGCACCTGGGCTTCGCCGAGGACTGCTCGACGTTCAGGGGGATTGTGAGGGTGGACGGGATGCCCTTGTGGGCGTCCGTCTACACGCCAGTCGCAGGCGCAACCTTGTCGCCGTTCGTGACCCTCGGCGCTAGGTAGACCATAGACGACTCTGGGGCGGCGGTTACTGGCCCTGGCCGTCGCCTCGGGGCAACAATAGAAGGTGCGCGGGACCGATCTGCCACCGGGCCCGCAAAGTGCTCCTTGATAAAGGCAGCGGGGGGGCCGACAAAGCCGCCGGTCCCCCCAAGCCGAAAGGATGGTGAACGACATGGCTACACTCGCCGAATTGACGGTACGCATCGCGGGCGACACCGCCTCCCTGAGCGCGGCGCTAGGCCGTGCTGACAAGCAGGTGGGCAGCTTCGCCAACAATGTCAGCGGCAAGATGAAGATGTTGGCGGGCGTTGTTGCCGGCGCCGCCGCCTCTTTCGGCGCCTTCGAACTCGTGAAGAGCGCGATCGGCACAACCCAGGATCTCGGCGCTGAGGTCAACAAGATGCGCCGGGAGACGGGCCTTGCTGCGGAGGATGCTTCGCGTCTCCTCTTCGCTTTCAAGCACGTCGGCCTGGATGGAGATGCGGCCAGCAAGTCCATCGGTATCTTCGCTAAGGGGTTGAAGGGCATCGCCGACACGTCGGAGGACGCAGTGGAGAGTACGAAGCCAATGGCGGCGATCCTCAAAGACATCGGGATCACCGCCCTCGATACCGCCGGGAATATCCGCCCCGTCAATGAGCTGATCCCACAACTGGCCGACAAGTTCAAGGCGATGCCGGATGGCCTAGAGAAGACAGCCCTGGCCATGCAACTCTTCGGGCGCTCGGGCAAGGACATGATCCCGCTGCTGAACCAGGGGAGCGAGGGGTTGACCGAACTCGGCAAGGAGGCCGACAAGCTCGGCGTTACCCTGACGGGCGCGAACGCCGATGCTATCAAGAAGTTCACACTGGCGCAACGCGACATGGGGGAGGCCATTGCCGGCCTGAAACTCCAGATCGGCGTGGCGCTGATGCCCGAACTGACCAAGATGGCCGAGTGGTTCACCGAGAATCAGCCCAGGATAAGGGCGTTCGTCTCGGAGGGTATCGACAAGATCAAAGAGGGGATCACCGACGCGACACCCGTAGTCCGCCAGTTAGTAGATGACCTCGGTAACCTGGGGGACTGGATCACTTCTCACGCCAGCGAGACTGCGGCCGGGATAGCTGCTATCAGTGCGGCGCTCCTGCTGCTGGACATCACGCCGGTTGGTCTATTGGCGACGGCAATAGGGGGCCTAGTCATAGCAATCGAGAGTACGCGAGCCCCGCTGGAGTCGTTGTCGTTGCCCTTCTTGAACCTTCGGCTCGTTGTTCTTCAGTCTTTGCAGGCGGTTCTTTGGACCGTCACGGCCTTAGAAACCTTCGGCCTTTCCGCCATCCCTGGACTCGGGGACAAACTCCAGAAGTTCCTATCGGATAAGGGGCTATCGAACGCGGCTTCAGCTTTGCTCGACGTGGCGGCGGCGGCGGACGAAACGCAGGCGCAAATCGACAAGATAGAGGCAGCACAAGCGCTTCAACAACTTGCGGCGCTCGGTCAATGGAGCGATGCTGCGGCCGCGTCCTCCGGTTCACTCATAAGCATGACCGACATGATGAACCCGGCCTTTAATGCGGTCGATACGAGCGGCGTGACGGGGCAATTATCCAGCGTCTGTAGTGCGGCGGATAACGCTCGTGAGGCCGTCAATCGCCTTGTCGCAACGATGGCACAGTCGGCCATCTCAGGTCTAAGGGGCTTCCTCGGTCAATTTGGGCCACAACAAAGTTTTCAGTTCGGCGGCGTCGTGCCTGGTCCCATTGGACGGCCCTCATTGGCTGTTGTACATGGTGGCGAAACGATCACACCTGCCGGGGGAACATCCATCGGCCACCAAGGGATGATCAACTACGGCTCCATCACCAACGTAATCCAAGGCGGGGGCGGCGATCTCATGGCCGAGCTAGAGAGACATCTGCACTGATTGTGTATCGGGGAGTGGTGGCCGTAGGAGTAGGCGCCCCGGCTGCCACTTTCCCGATGGATGGGGAGGCGGTAGTGCTTCTTCTCCGGGGCTGTCCTCGTTGTGGCGGCGCCCTCGTTCCTGAGTACGACCCCCGCGCCGGCTGGTGCTGCCTCAACTGCGGGGCGATCCTTCTCGGCCTCCAGCTCCCGCACGTTGAACCCCCGGGGGTAACACCCGACCCGCCCAAGCCCCGCATGGCCGCTAAGACGGCGTTCGCAAGGCGGCGCGGGCAAGGGCTGCGACCCGCCCCCTACCCTGATACCACCTCCACCTCTTACGGGCGCTGACGGGCATTGTGGTGCCTTCCCTAGCTACCGCCACAGCTTGCGCCAGATACCGGCGTGGGCCAGCAGCCCCGCCGTCGTCACTTCCTGGCCGCTGTCCTTCTTGTCTGCGATGTATCGCATGAACTCTACCTCATCCACCGCTGCTACCTTCTGCCAGCGGGAGGACTGCATGGGCTCGATGTGGAGATCAACTAACATCGTGTTATTTGATTTGGCAGTCGCTTGCGTCCTTCTCTCTCCCCGTTCGGCCATGTCCCGCAGCAATTCCCCGTAGCGCCTTGCGTATCGCCGCCACCTTGATCCGCTGTAGGGCCAGTGTATTGGATGCCGCGTTGACCTATCTTGGTAAGCGGTTTACCAAGATCATCCTCCTGCGGCTCCCCATATCCTCCCTTGACCTCTATGTCCAGCATCTTGCGGAAGGCGCGGGCGCGTCAAGGGGCTGCAACGCATGGCTGTGGAGTCTACATAATCGGGGGGTTAGAAAGAGGGGGTGTCAGATACGGGCTGCTACGCATGGCGCGGGTATGCTTTTCAGTGATGTGCTCTACCAACTGAGCTACCTCGGCACACAAGCCATTCTAGGAAGCCCCCCTTCCCAGTCAAGGCGGAGTCATGGCGATGCCGGCTGCTCGGCGGTATCTCGGCTCTGGCGACTACGGACTGCGGAGCGCTGTGAGGACTGCGGCGCCGAGCGGGTGTTCCCTCGTCTTGAGCCGCCACCGGAGCCCGTCGCGGTGGCCATCCTGCCGAAGGTGGCGCTGGCGCGGGAGAAGTGAAGGGGGAGAAAAGCAGTCGTTTCGCCCATAGCCGTATCGCTGCGCCGGTATCCACGGTCAGGGACTCACATCCGATGCCGTCCTTGTCCCTCCCCAGTGTTGATGGTTCATGTCTAGCTCTCGCACCCGATGCTGTCCTTGCCGCCGTCGAAGCGGTGAGGGTCTAGCGGCAGGACTCGTCGGTGTGATATTATCCGGCCGCTATGACTTCGCTTGGGGATGTTATACGAGGACTCCTGGGCAAAGCCGACAAGTGGCGGGGCAGAAGCATCAACGAGGCGGACACGAAGGCGCTTTTCGTTGAGCCCATGTTTGTCGCGCTGGGGTGGGATGTGGACGACCTCGATGCAGTCCGCCGAGAGCACCGTGTCTACGATGGAACGCTCCTCGACTACGCCCTGAAGATTGAGGATAAGGCCCGGCTGTTTGTAGAGGCCAAGCCTTTGCTAAAATCCTTGGACGATAAACAGTTCATTGCGCAGACCATCAACTACGCCAACAACGAGGGCGTTGTCTGGTGTGTCCTCACGAATGGCCTGTTGTATCGCGTGTACAAGAGCAACGAGCCTGCCGAGATGGAGCGCAAACTCCTGTTTGAGGTAGACCTCCAAGACGCTAATGACCAAGCAAGAACCGGAGAGGTCGCGAAGCTCATTTCCTATTTGGCTCGGCAAAGCATTGAGTCCGGAAGCCTAGATGAGTGGGGCGAGGAAACGTTCACTGACGTGCGAGTCAAGTCCGCTTTGGACGTACTGCTCACGAACCCCCCCACCCGTTTCATCAACCTCATTCTAGAGACGCTAGGCTCAGGCTCGCAGCTCCCTCGCGACAGAGTCAAACGCTCTCTGAACCGGATGGCGTTGGGAACGCCGGTCTGGAGGCCCGCGCAAGCGCCGCCGCCCGCAGGTTCCAGCGGGTCGCCGGTTCCCAAGGGTCAATGGACCTACGACCATCACCTTGGCGGCAAACCACAGAATATCGTCGACCTTTTCAACAGGCTCGACGAGAGAGTAATGGGGCTTGGCCCCGACGTCCGGCGGTCCTTCACAAAGATGTACGTCAACTATAGTACAAGACGGAGCTTCGTCACCGTCGAGGCCCAGAAGCGCAAGCTGTCCTGCTGCGTGAGCCTTGTGTGGGACGAACTACCCGAGCGCGACGAGTTGGTTACTCGCGATGTTCGAGAGATTGGCCACTATGGGATGGGGGACACCGAGATCGCGCTGTCCGACGTATCTCAACTTGACTACGCGCTTCGACTGATTGAAGCGAGCTATCGCAAATCGAGGCAGTGAAGCACTTGGGGGCGGCCTCCCCTGGGCAGCCGTTATCGGAGAAAAGCAGTCTTGTCTGCCTCACGGCCCCTGGAGAATACCCCTAGTCATGTGCTCTACCAACTGAGCTACCTCGGCACACAAGCCATTCTAGGAAGCCCCCCTTCCCAGTCAAGGCGGAGTGACGACGGCACCGGCCACCCGGTGGAGTCTCGGCGCCTCGTGTTCAGCGCCACAGCCGCCGCCAGATACCACCACGCGCCAGGAGGTGCCCGAGGGCCTTGTTCTTGACCCGACGGGCGCGCGCGGCGTTACCCCACGGTGCAGGCGCTGGCGCGAATAATGGGCGGGAGCGGGGGGCCTCCCACCGCCGCGGCTGTCGGGTTTGGGCTGGGAGAGAACGGGCCCGCGATCCCCTGCGTCCAGAACACGCGGCCCGGGTAGGGCGGCGGCCCGTACGCCCCCCACGAGATCTCCCAGTTGACGGAGACGCCGGAGGCGTCGCCGGCCACGCCGATGTGCTGCAGCGCGGAGGGCGCGCGGCCGCTGCAGAAGATGCCGATGTCCGTCCAACCGCCGGATCCGGGCGCGAGGCGCGCGTAGACCAGCGGCCGCTGCGCCGGCCCACGATCGGTGTAGTAGATGGGGCCTGCGAAGACCGCGTGCACGACGCCGTCATCGCCCGCGCCCACGGCGGCGCTGCCCGGCGCGCAACTGGCGCTACCGAGGCCTCTCGTCACCGCCGCGATGGGGCCGAAGAGCGGCCGCACGATCGCCGACGCCCTGACCTCCGTCCCGGCGCACCAGATCACCACTTCGCCCGTCGCGCCGGGCGCCGGCCCCGGCGCTCCGACGGCGATGCCGGCCGCGGTTGACGGGCCGTCGTGCAGCGTCGCCTTGCGCCACCTGCCGCCGGCGTCGCGGCGCGCGTACGTCACCGTCCCGGGATCCTCGCAAGCGACGACCACAGCGGGCTGTCCGTCGACGTCGGCGATGTTGAGATCGTCGCATGCGCCGCCGGTCACGGGCGCAAGCGTGATCGCGATCTCCTGCGCCTGCCACGCGCCCTGCCGCCAGCGCCGGTAGCTCATCACGCCCGGCGACGTGGCTGACTGCCACGCAACATGCAGCCCGTCCGGCGCGGCCGCCGCCGCCAGGAGCAGCGGCGTGT